TAAGTCTCTCCCAAGAACTCACACACCTTTATCATTTCCGGCAGCGTCCATCTTGATTGACCTGCCAACCGCATTGTTACTGATGGTCTAGGAAGCTCTAAGCATTCTGCTATATCAGACTGTTTGAGCTTTAGAATTTTCATCCGGCTTAAAACGAAACCGTTAAAGTTCCGGATTTCTAATTGTTCATGTGTTGGTCTTAATTTAGGCATCTTTCACCACCATTACATCTTTTGCTATCAGACCGCGTTCATTACGGTCGATTGTAAACGTCACTTCCTGGTTCATCTTTAAGTGCTTGCATCCTTTTAGTCCGGTATGATGGACGTATATCTTTCCTTCTTTGCACTGGATCAGTCCCCATCCATTTTCCGGCCTGTAGAACAACACTTTTCCCTTTGACATTTCTTTTTCCCTCCTGTATAATGACGACAAGAGGAATGTAGAAAGTCCTTAGTAGCACTTGTCGGGTCGCCAAACTTAGCAAGTGCTATTTTATTTACCTACGAAATACTCAATGCTTACACCAAAGTAGTCAGCGAGTTTTTTCAGCTTGTCGATTTTTAACTCATACTTTCCTGATCTCCAATCCGACATAGAAGAAGGGGCTATTCCTGTTTCTTTGCATACCTGATAATCAGTTACGCCCTTCTTTGCTCTCAACTTTTCATACTTCTCAAACATTTCGTTCCTCCTTCCTTTGAATATTTAGTTTTCGGTATTCCATATCTTGTAGTTGCACATATTACGGAAAGCCGATATAATATGTGTGTCAGCAAATAGAATATCGTTATTCCGTAATCGTGCTACTTTCAATTTCGGCTTGCCGAAACTGTAAGTTTACTATAATACGGCTTTATGAAATTGTCAATAGCTATTTTTCGGAATTTCGAAATTATTTTTAAGGAGCCATATTATGAGTAGTTATGAGAACTATGCAAAGTTGAAAGAAACGAAAGGAGTAAATGATTTTGCCGTTAGCAAAGCAACTGGTATAGCACCAGCTACTATGTCAGATTGGAAGAATGGACGCACCGAACCGAAGATTGATAAGCTACAAAAGATCGCAGACTATTTCAACGTATCTATTGAATACCTTATGACCGGGAAAGATACCGAGAAAGTATCAGACAGCGGAAAGAAATACTACTTCTCCGATGAAACCGCAGAACTGGCACAAGAAGCGTTTACGAATAAGAAAACAAGAATACTGTTGGACGCAACAAAGGACTTAAAACCGGACGATATGCAGATGGTTATTGATCTTGCTATGAGACTGAAAGGAACGAATACGGATGGATGATATCTACACCTACTTAATTGATCTACCTAATGGCGTGAATGAAATGGTTATGCCTTGTTTCTGTGGGTACACAATCTACATAGAGAAGGCCCTGCCCTATGAAGAACAGATTAAAGCGTATCAGCACGCCTTATTCCATATACAGAATGATGATTTTTCCAAAGATAATGTGCAAGAAATAGAGACAGAGGCACATAGAAAGGTCGGATAATGACTATTGAGAAACTTAAATCCGGATCATACCGTATTACCCAGATGGAAAACGGCAAGCGCTACCGTATCACCGTAGAAAAAAAGCCAACTAATGCAGATGCGGTAAAACTGATTGCAAAAGTAATGAACCGGATGCCGCCTAAAGAAGATATGACGTTCGATGATGCTTGCGAACTCTATATTGATGCTAAAAGCAACGTGATCTCACCTAAGACCAAGCTAGAGTATAACGCAAACCGTAGGAAGGTTCCGGAAGGCTTTTCTAATAAGAATATAAACGATATTACAGCTCTTGACGTACAAAAGCTTGTAAATGACTGGTCCGCACGCCTGGCGCCGAAAACCGTACAAAACTACGCTCAGTTTGTTATGAGCGTACTTAAATCAGTTGACATAGACATAAAATCGCCGCAGCTTCCACAGAAAATAAAGAAGGATGAATACATACCTACTGAAAATGATGTAAAGGTACTTAAAAAGCACTTCGAAGGTACTAAATATGAAGTAGCTTTCTTTTTGGCTTGTCTGGGGTTACGCCGGTCAGAGATATGCGCTCTCACTCTCGATGATCTTGACGGAAATGTACTCACGATCAACAAAGCGTTAGTCCAAAATGTTGATAAGCAGTGGGTTATTAAAAGCACCAAAACAACAGACAGCACTCGCACTATTGTTCTACCGGATGATATCGTGGATAAAATACACGAACAAGGGTTCATTTACATCGGTGATCCTGGAAATCTATATAAAAGAATCATCAAAGCCCAGGATAAATATGGTCTGCCACACTTCCAACTTCATAAAATGCGTCATTTCTTCGCCAGTTATATGCACGATCTAGGATATTCAGACAAACAGATACAAGAAATGGGTGGATGGAAAACTGACAATGTTATGAAACGGGTATATCAGCACGCTATGAACATGAACGAAACCAAGGCCAAAATGTGCAACGATATATCTAACCTACTAAATAAATAGGCCGTGGGTAATCGTGGGTAAACGCGGGTAAATTTTTGGTATTTTTATGTTTTCGTGGGTAATTTCAGAATACGCGTTCGATAGCCCAAAAAGTCCGGAAAGCCCGTAAAATAAAGAAAAGCCCCGAAATTCGGGGCTTGAAATTTTCTGGGACCAACAGGGTTCGAATGTGTGGGTTTATACCCCAAAGCCGTTGCAATTATTGACTTTTTGCTATCGGGCGTGGGTAAATGTGGGCACGTGAATAAATTTTTCTTCTATATAATTGCGTTTTTAAGTCTCATATAAAAGCCTTATTCAAACCATATTTTTTTAATATGGTAAGTTCCGTGTGTTACTCTAATCTCAATATATGTCGGAACCCAATTAAGACCAGAACCTCCTAAATTTACAGAAAATTCAAACTCCATCAGAGCGGAAGTTTTTTCGAGATTGAGAGCACCACCACCAATATCAAATAATTGATAGTTTTCTGTCTTTTTTGCAAAACCGTATATTATGCCTTGGTTTAATTGTGACGGATCTGCTATCCCTTCCGTACTCCAATCAAACAATATATGCAGTGTGCTATAACCCTCTTCGCTCAAACTACGCATTTCGATAGGTAAATAAATAGCACAACCATCTATATTTTCATCGCTGGCAGAACTCCCTATATGTTCTAGGTATTGACCTGCATTAGTGATAGCACTTCCAGACGTTCCGATGCTTTCGAATGTTTTTCCGTCATCTGCTTCTATTTGCTGTGTAAAATAACCATTGATGGCTCTTATTCCATCGCTATATGATATTCCAGAATATACCGATTGCGCCGTCAGAATATTGTTCAGCGAGAAGCCTTGTTTCATCCGATCAGTGTTAAATCGTCCTGAATCATATATCACATTTGCCGGAAGTTGTGGTGTCGCACCGCTTATCTGCCTAGCAAACAAATATGCTTTTTCTATCTGCATAAATATCTCCTTATTCAAACCATATTTTTCTAATAATGTATGTGCCAGAACTAGGAACTCTTATCAGTATGTATATAAACTCGGTGTCATTGAAATTAAACATTTCCGAAAAATCAGCTTTAACTGTTTGCTCTGTCAGGGTTTCTGTGTACTGTTGCCATATATTAACCCATCGTGGGAACATATATATGTGCCCTCTATCCGTATCATAATCAGGATCGTGGTAAATACCAGCCATATCAAACGCCATATAATCGGTGTCTGTTTTTCCGACAGTGCTTATTGCAATGTTGGCGCAAACCTTTTTCAGTCCTGTATTCCACATATCTTTTTTGACAGGCAGAAAATAGGAAGTCCAAAAGTAACTCGATGGATACACCCCTTGGTCATAAATATGTTCCATAGCACTCTGTGCAAGACTAAACTCTTTACCGCCGCCGCCATAGGATGCCAATATTGTTCCGGTTTTGACATACTGCTCGAAGTACCCATTCTGCATTATGGCAGTTTCACCTTGCCCTGCTGCTCCTACAGGAAATCTCTGTATGGTGTTCACAAAATCGAACCCATCAGGAATAATATTGAGGTTGAACCTTCCATCATCAAAATATACGTTATCTGATAAAGGCGGTGTTCCACCTGCCGTTATCTGCTGTCCGAAAATATACGCACTCGAATATATCACGATACTGTACCTCCAGTTACACCAAATGCTACTCCAAAAGAATGATCTCCTGCGGATAACTCACTTGTCAAGAAATCCAACGTCAAAATATGGTGTCCATCATCGTAATACTGTATAAGCGGGTTATTAGGGTTCAGTGGTGTGTTATCCACATTATAGATAACATGCAGATGTACTAAATCAGTTCCGCTTTTCGCCGTCTCAAAGTTGATCGTAGAGCCGAACCGAACCCGTGTAGCACTCTCCAAATGGAAATAGAACGCTAATACAATAGCATCCTCACCATCTCCGATAGGTGACGTGCTTTGTGTTTGGGGATCAATGTAGTCGTAGGTGATCTCCGCTATCTCTTCCTGTAACTTCTGCTCGGTCTGATTCAGCTTAACCGGCATCATATCCATTGTGTATTCAGACCGTGTTCTAGTCTCTTGTAACTTATAATCACCACCGGCAGAAATAACTTGTGTCTGACCAAATAGCTTTATATCCTGTCTAGTCAGAATAATACGGATAGGCGTTTCGATATTACCACCACTGACCGTGACAGCATCCCCGATATCCAAAGACGGATCTTGCGGCATTGTAATGGTACACGGCGCATAGACGATATCTACTAACTCGTCAATGATATCCTGTGCCATCGTATCTATGTTCTCATTTACGTTCAACAACGGGTTAGTACCGATAGACATAGTAAGCAACGTCTCTGTGTATGTACCGCTTGCCGTATAAGTCTGTTCGTTACCTTCCCCGTCCGTCAGCGCTAATCGGTTATACCGTCCGATATAATCAATATAAGTGGAAGAGTATCTATTAGCATCTGTAATCGTCCTGACAGCCGTATTAGAGTAGTTCTTTATATACAAGTACCCATCCCTACCTATAACCGCATTACCGCACAGAATAGCCGCAACATAGCCTACGATATCACGGTACGTTACAGTAGTCTCCAAAGACGAAAAGGCTAACTCTTCCGTTCCGTTCGTCATTGCTTCGATTTCGGCTTGCGTATTGCCTAACGTAACACCACACGCAGTACAAATCTCGACTAATCCGGAATAAGGTTCTGCATCTGTCAGACCGGCATTCTTACCGGAGAACTTCTGCATATTGTCATACGCTGTTAAAGTGACCGTATGGTAGGTGAATTTTGCATCCGTTATTGTGAATGTTCCACAAGGAACAATCTCATAATCATCTATGCTGGGTATATAGAGTTTGAAATACAGATGGATAGTTCCGCCATAGAACTTATATCTGTCATACTCACCACGCAGTACGATTGTTACCTGCGAAGAGAACGCCGTACCGATAGACAATGTATCGCCCTGGGTATATTCAGACACCAAACGGGATTGTGCCTGATCTAGATTATGTTGATTAAACGGCAAAGGATCTTGTACTCCGATAATATCAATCGTACCGTACCACTCTGATATAACCGAACGTGCCGCTATTGCTGTTTTATAGTTGTTTGATACAGGGTACATAGTTTATCTCCTAATTCAGTATTGAGTTAAAACCGAGTTAAATCCAAGTTACAACTCAATTACATTTATCGAAAAGTTGGTATAAACGCCGCCTTCGTCAGAATGATGTACGGATGAATATGCTTCATAGGAACTCTCACCGCAATACCCACTAAACGACTTTGCACCGTTATCCCAATAAGTAAAGGTGAACTCCTTACCTTGCATAAGATTCATCATACGGTCTTTTTCGTTACCCGATATAGCGTTATACACAAGGTACACTTTCCGCACGTCACGTCTTACCCAGTTAATGTGCATCACGCCGTCTTCGGTACGTCCACTATCCGCAGAAGCCACGTTTGTATGCTCTATTTTGGTGTTCGGCGCTGGCACATAGATATGCTCATCTCCTACCATCCAATGACCTTGCGTGTCAAGTCTTGCTATTGCCATAATCTACCTCCAAAGAAAAGGGAGTGCCTTTCAGCACCCCCTACACTCTCAATGGACTTGCGCCCACTCTCATTATTGCGTTGTTATTCTCTCTCACCATTGCGGTAAAGAAGTTAGACGCATCACCTTCCAGGACTACCGTTACATTCTGACCGCCAGCCGCTAACGCTTTCATCATACCGTTTGCAATAGCCGCTTCCATCTGGTCTGTATTCATAATACCGGTTCTGGAACCCATATTTGCCATGACTTCCGGCCCCTTTTCGTTAGCGAAGAACAAGCTGCCATCGTTCGGGATAGAACCGCCTACGTCAAACCTAGGAATGCGGAGCTGAACCGTACCACCACCAATCTCATTCTTGCCAATTTTTGTTTTGGGTATCTCGATTTTGGCATTAGCATTGATCCAGTTGGCAATCTCCGTCCACATAATCTTCATTACGTTTAAGGCATCCTTCCAAGCGTACATAAACGCTTTCGGAATAGCGGAGAACATACTGCTCATATTATCAAAAGAGAATATAGAGCCGATCTCTTCTACCTTGCCTTTTACGCCATCGAAGGAATCTTTCAGGACGTTTGTTTTGTCTTTTCTGTTACCGATCTCGTCAACAGCCGTTACAATTCGGTCAAGACCTTCTTTTGTTGTCAACAGTTTAGTGTTAAGGTTTTCAATGCTTCGTGCCTGTCCAGTAAACACACCGCTTCCTGTACTATCCATAGCACCAAAGGCATTAGTCATTTCTCTTGTTACATCTGCACTTTCACTAGATACGTTATAAACAGCATCTTTTAAGTTGAACATATTTGCTATTGCATTGCTTATTGCATCTGCACTGGTCTTGCCGAAATTCTTAAACTCATTAGCCATCTTACCAATGGACTTCTTTGTGTAGTCGAGTGTATCAGACTTTGGCAAATCAATTATATGCTCCGGCATTTGCCCTGCAATTCTAGCGAAGTTCTGCTGTGCTGTACTTAAACCATTCCAAGCCTGTATTTCTCCTTCGAGCGCCACACGGTTCTCTTCAATCTGTTTAGCCTGGTTATACCGAGTGGTAGGACTATTAGCCAAGCCTTCCGCTTTCCGGTCAATCTCTTCCTGAATAGCAACAACATTCTGATACCGCTTGTACGCATCTTCCATTATTTGACTGTGATACTGTGTGCCGTGTTCAAGTGCGTACTGAATATCACTCTGATTTTCAAGCCAAGGCTTAAAGCCATTCAAATACTGATCTCTTGCGTCTTTCAGTTCGTTCACTAAAGTATTTACTTCAACATACGAATTGCCGCTTTTTTCAAGCATTGTTTTCAATTCTGCGAAGTCGGCCTCTGTCATTTGTATAGCGCCGGAAGCCAATCCTTGCTTTACATCACCCCACGACATATCGCCACTTATGCCGAAATTCATACTTGCATAATCGCCATATATACCATACAACGAATTTAGCGCATTATCAGCATCACTTACATTAGTCTTGATTTCTTTTACAAGCTGGCCTACTGCATCATCCCACCATTCAAAATTCTTTACGGCCTCAACTATTGCACCGGGTTCGGACCACATTTCATCCTCTTCAAAAATCAGATCGTGAATCTTCAACCCAACGTGATATCCTGCAAACGCCGCAATAATACCACCAGCAATAGCCTCACCGATTGCCGTTGCTTGCACAAGCAGACTGCCGCTTGTTACAATGGCATCCAAATCCATAGTGATAACAGTACCAAGTTTACCGGCAACACCAGCACCCTTTAATCCGCTTGCCATAGCACCAGCAAGACTATTTCCAAAGCCATTTCCAAACCCGGTAAGTCTGGAACCGGCAAACGTAAGAAGCAGTGCAGTTTCAACCGGTGCCTCGTCAAACATTGTCGGAAGTAATTCAAATGCAGCTTTTAATACATTCCACAACAATGCCGCCAAATCGTCTGCAAATTCTTCCAAGTGCAGCTCCGAAAGGAACTGGCCAATCTTTTGCCCGATCATCACAAAATCAGCAGATGAAAGCAGATTATTCGCCAAATCGAACAACGCCTGAATCTTACCGTGGAACAGACGTGCCATTTCCTCATAGTCCCAATTTTCAAACAGACTATTCAGTGTATCGCCTAACGACTGACCGATAATATCCCAGTGGATTTCATTCCAAATAGTTGATACAAACCGGACTGCTACGTTAAATCCTTCGACAATCGTCTTTCCTACCTGTTTCCAGTTCACGTTCTCAAAGAAACCATTAACTGTTTCAGCGATATCGTGTGCCATTTCATATCCGGCTTTATTGATGGTATCGAAGTCTACACTCTGAGTGAAGCCATTTATAGCAAAACCAAGGTCTTTTCCAAGCTGATATCCGTCAAACTCATGGAAGAATCCATAGATGGCGTGTGCTACAGTATTGATACCATTAGCAATAAACCGTCCTCTCTGGTAGAACAATTCTGCGTCAGCCAAATAACCGTTTAAGAACGACGCCAAACCTTTACCGAAACTCTCTGCCTTATCAAACACAGAATCCCAGTCAATGCCCTTGTACCACTCTTTCTGCACCTCAGCAATACGCGCTCCGAGCTTATAAAGAGTATCGTAGATACTGTCAAAGCCCTTTTCCGTCTCACGCATATTGACAAGACTATCCTGAATACCACTTGCAGCCGCACCAATACCAGCCAAATCACCGGAACCGTTACCCTTGTCCTTATCATCCGGGAGAAGGTTCAGTTCATCAATGCCAAGCAGGAAATTTTTGAATTTCTTTGCTTCTTTGCCAGCACCATCGTAACCATCTTCTACGTCCTCTAATCCGTCAGCAAGATCATCAATCACACCAACATCTGTAATCTCAATCTGCCATCCGAAGATCGTACCAAGAGAATTGAACGTGCTTTCTGCCAAATGCAGAATATCATTCATAGCATTGTTAAAGCTATGTACCAACGGCTTAAAGGAATAAATACCTATCTGACCAAGAATAATCTGTAATTTCTTTAAGTTCTCACCGGCAACTCTTGTCTGGTTAGCCCACGTATTGATAGTACGCTCAAAGTCGCCCTGTGCAGCCGTTGTGTTGGCCATTACATACTGATATCTCAGCATGGTCTTTTCGGCCTGTGTCATATTCTTTATATCGGCATTCAGACCGTTAGCAAGCGCCCACTCTTTGAGCGTTGCGACCGTCAGATCCAGACCGTATTTACGCAAGGGTCTGGTCATACCGGTATAGACCGCTTCCATATCCTCTGCTACATCTTCATAGTCCACGTTGTAGAAGGATGCCATATCACCGGCTAATTTCGTCAGATTGATAGACATATCCGCTACGCTATCAGACGCTTTAAGATAGTCACCAGTCACCTTCTGGACAAATTCATCCGACCGCTTTATAGCAGCATCGGTAATACCCATATTCTTTCCCATAGACTGAAAACGGGAACCAATCTTCTTAGCTGTCAGTTCAGACATACCGACTGTTTCAACAGCAGTCTTTGAGAAGTCCTCCATACGGTATTTCATATCGCCAAAGACGTGATCTACTACGTTTTGCGTTTCCGTCAAATCAGAAGCGATATCAATACTCTTACCGAACCATCCAATAACACGGAATAACGTCCAATACGTTGCGTACAGCTTACCAATAGCGGCAGCCAAGCTAAATGTACTCTTATGCGCGTTCTTCGCTCTCTTCGAGAACAGATCAATGCCACTAGACGCTTTCCTTGTTGCCGGGGAAACTGCCCTTGTATTACCGGCAAGGTTAGCCATAGCATTAGCAAGGTCAATTACATTCTGACTTACTAACGGAGCCTTAGAAAGCGTTTCAATAAGTCCCCGGAACGCCGTAGCCAACTGAGGGATAACCGTAGCCGCCTCTTTAGCTGTTTTACGTCCGAAAACGGACAGACTTTGAGCCAGTTCCGTTATTCCACCAATCTGCGGTACGTTTCCTACGCCTTTAAGAGCGTTCAAACCATTAGCAATACCACTCAGCGAAGTAGACGCATTTACGATGGTCTTAGAGCCAAGAGAACGCATCTGCTGTGTGAATACAGCCATATCGTCTCCAAAGTGCGGCACTTCAACACCGGATAATGCTTGCATTCCGCCGGCAATCTTAGTAAGAGACTCACCAGCCGCACGACCGGACTTATTACCGATAGCGCTTATGGTATCTTTTATCTGATTCAAGTTACCCAGGCTATCGGAAAGCTCTATACTGCCAAGCTCCTGCAAGCCCATAACAAGATTTTCAAACGGATTACCTACGTTCTCCAATCTTTCAAGCATAACGGTCATTTGCTGGAAACCGGCAGTGGTTTCTTCACTAGGGCCATTCAGCGCCATATTACCAAGACGCTCAGTAGTCAGTCCGGCCGCATTCGCTATTCTTTCAAGTGCGACATCTAAAGCACTATACGTAATAATATGTTCTTTTAATGCTTCATCGAAAGATATTGTAGCTGTGCGTGCTTCTTCCTGCCCTCTGATCCATTCTGCAATAGCACGTAAGGCATCGTTATTATCCGGGGTATAATCTACGCCAGCGCCCATTTCCTGCATCTGTTTGAGCGCCGCACTTGCTTCCAGACCACCCTCTTTAGTTGTGTTGAGTAAACCGATAGTCGCTCTAATCCACTTATGATCGCCACGAAGTTCTTTCGCCCAACCATTATCCAGATGGATTTTGGTGTTTTTGAGGAAATCCATTACCTCTTGATTTACACCACCCATTTCTTTCTCAAACTGAGAATACTTCATAATCAGTTCGTTTATTGCAGAAACGGAGCTGGTCAAAGAACTTTGGTCTGTAGACTGATACAGTTCGCGGATATGCTGTGTAAGATGCTGAATAGCATTATTATCTGTGATATTGAAATCACTTGCTATCTCTTTTGCAAGTCTGGAAATGCCATCACCGGCCTGATTAGCGCTATTGCCAATACTCGATAATGTCTTTGCAGAACTACTCAGCTTACCAAGGGCATCTGATACTTTCCCAAGGTTATCACTGTTAATTCTGCCTATCGCACTTGACAGATCGTTAATAGAGCCAATGAACCTATCTATACCCTTGATGTAAAACGCATCGCTTAACTTGCCAAGGGTGTTAATCAGTCTGTCAATAGATTCTATCGCCTTATGAGTGCTGGCAGTAATTTGTATATCTAACGTGTCGAGTGTCGCCATGGTTTTTCTCCCCATAGTAAAAAAGCGGCAGGTGTTACCCTGCCGCTTGTTTTGATAGTTCAAAGTTCGTTTTCATTGTTTCAAGAGCCGCTACAAACGCTTCTCTTTGTTTTTGTAGGCTTTCTTCCGAGTTCTCCCACAGTATAGGCTTCTTCCGGTATTCCACCGGCTTCTGGCCTTTACCACGGAATGCATTCCCTACTGCTATCGCTACCGCTTCATAAGTGTAGAAACCGTCAAAATACGCGATCTCGTCACGCATCTTCCTTTTCAGTTTATACCCATCATCATAGAAACGTAGTTCCGATAACGTATAATGCCGTATTTCATTCAAGGAAAGCCCTAATGCTATATAGTGGGGGTAAACATCCCCCTCTATCAATCTTCGCCAGTCTTTCTTTTCCTTCCGGGCTTCTTCTCGCTCTCCCCATCCAGGTTCAGTTTTTTGAGAATTTCCGAGATCCCCGTCAGGTCGAAAAAATGATCTTCGCCCATAATTTCAAGCATCATATTCATTACATCGTAGAAGTTTCCGTTCGTTTCACGAAGGTAGTCTGCCAAAACGCCCTTAGCGTCCGTAATGGACCGTACAGTGTTATCACCGGATGCACCGTGGCATTCCATAAGCCCGGCATAAAACAACGTCAATGTAGTCTGCGGAATATTCGCTACGGATGAAAACGTCTTTCGCATAGCACTCATTACCTGCTGTCTTGCGTCTACGCCTTCCACTACTTCAACGCTTGCTTCTCCCTGTGCTTCACCAAAAGACAGAAACATATTCATTGTTGCTTCCGTACATTCATTATACAGGGATGCTTCAATAGAAAACTTGAAAGTGTACTCTTTTCCGTTAATCGTCAATCTTCTCATATTTTATTTCCCTTCCGATTGATTATAAGGGAAAGGCCCCCGAAGGGACCTTCCCGATCCTGTTTGTTACGTAAACGCTACCTTAGTGTCCATACCCTTGTAATCAACGATGGTCAGGGAGAACTCTACAGTCAGAAGTTCGTTCTGGTTCATTTCCGGCTGCGGGATATCCTGCGGCGGCTGAGCGATAAAGAAGAACGAATCTGTAAAGCCAGGAATGATCGTCTGGAACCACATCTGTTTGCTGTCGGTCAGCGCCTTGTACGCGGAAATCAGAGTAGCCCATTCTGTCTTTGTTTCCGGTGTCAGATTGACCGTTACGGAAATGTTGCCCGGTGTATCTGCACGACCGGCGATCGTCTGCGTAACTAAATCGGTCAGCGCTGAACTGTCGATAGTCTGGTTTTCCAGTGTGATACCGCCAATGGAGTTGATTCTGGTCAACTCAGTGAATGCAGCAGGTTTCGTTCCGGCAGTTGTCTCAACGCCATATCCGAACGAAACTCCGAGTGTACTTACGCCACTTAATGCCATATTCTTTTCCTCCTTTTGTAAAAAAACAGCCTATAATAGACTGTTTGTTTTTGTTCTATATAATCAGCGTTACCGCCGAATATATCTTAATGTTACAAAGTATCTCCGCTTCCGATCATTCTACGGAAACGTGCGATACCAAAAGCAATTTTGTTATCTGTCTGAATGTTTGGGAAAGCAGTACAGTTAAACCGCATACGCTTCATTTCAAGAATAGCAGCGCTCATAAGCTGTCTGCACTCCGCTTCCGTCTCATTCGTCCAAATCTGTATCTCGATTGTTTCTAACACTGCGTTTATGGATTGATTGTTGAGGTCGTTTCCCGCCTCTACAGGCGTTAATTCGTGAATGTACAGTGTAGGAAATGCCGTTACCTGATTTTGGTTTGTAGAGGTGACTACAAGGTTAGGGAAAGGTGCGTCTTGTCTCTCCGTCAACATATAACTTAAATTTGTAAGTATAGTTGATTCTATTTCAGAAAACCACGCTTCACTCATTTTATTTCTTTCCTCTCACTGGTTTCATTACTGCATCGTACTCGCTCCATTTGTAAACGAATAATCTCGCCCAAATGGTTTGTCCTGATATGCCTTTTATTCTTCCCCATTCTGTAATGGTATGAGTTTCGCCGTTT